CAAAGGGGTCTCCCTTATCTCCTTTATCGCCTTTCGGGATTCCTAACGTAAACGAAGGATTTTCAGCCGTACCGCTCTTACTTATGGTAGGAAGTTGTCCGGCACTAAGAGCAGAAACCTTGATGTCTATCTCAGGAGTGATCCCGGTAGGTCCTACGTCTCCCCAAACCGCAAGGACCGGACCTAGAACAATTTCCGTACCTCTTAATTCGATAAGCTCGTAGACCTCGCCACCCCTGTTAATAATGTGGTCTCCAACCTTAACGTTATCGCTTGGCGTTAAAGCGGCGGTCAGATTAGTTCCTTCGTGGGCGTCGGCGAGCCACCTCATGGAATAGCCTGCAGAATTGACCAGTTCTTCTACTTGATTCTTTGTCAACTGAATTGCATCAAGAATCTCTTGAGCCTGCAGCTTAACTAAGTTAACCTGCTCACCGCCTTTGGCGTCCAGCGCGGCGATAAGAGTCTGAAGTTTGGCCTCCAATTCAGCAGTCTTTTGCTCTATTTCTTCCTGAGAAGCTGCAGTAGCCGCATTGACGGCCTGCACCTGAGCCTCACCCGCCTCTCTAACCAAAGCAACTTTAGAATCGGCTTCTGCCTGAGCTGCTTGCGCGAACTCCTTGGCTTTTTCGGCCCAGTCCTGAGCGTCTCCCGCGAATCCTTCAGCTTTGAATGCCCGCTGCCTGAAGTCTTCAAAAATATCGGCCAGTTGGTGTAGGTTATTCTCATCCGGCTCAAGTCCCGCACCTTCGATCACATTCATGAATTCTTCTGTAATCATGTGATGCCAGTAGGAGCCTAACGTTGTCGGCAGCCCTTTTTCGTTTTTATCTCCGTCCTGAGGATATCCATAGGACGGATTTTTAGGCGGCAGCGGCGGAGTATCCGATGCATTTGCGTAATAAAGTCTTTTCATTACTTGTTCCTATTCATGCATTAAAAAAGCCCCTTTCGGAGCTTGTTAAATATGAATGTATACGGGGACCCTGCTGGCAGGAGGCTGTATGTGATTAGTGCGGCCATAGACAGGAGAACAGCGATTCGCATTAAAGTCGATCCTGAAATGTTGGTCATGAGACCCGGATCTTGAACCTTGATTGTCACGCGTATACGTTCTCCAAAAAGCGCCTGACACCATGCTCGTATCATTGTCGTACGCATTGAAGTCGCCTATGGTTCCCAAAATTGGAGGCGCCCCTGAATCAATATATTGCCCCACTCCCCAGTTGGAGCCCCACAGCACTCGGTCTAATAGGTACGGCACGTTAAAAGTGGTCGAACCGTTGCCTGCTCCCCACGTCGTGCCAATGGCCCGAAACAGACTCGCGAAACCGGATCGGCTGACCGCTCTTCCATCACAAAGTATCCAATTGGGACTATTGATAAAACAACCGGCGTAGATAATGAAGCCCGGAGGAAAGGTTTCAAATTTATCCACTCTGTCGGTGACACCTTTTAACACAGTATTTATTTTTGCCTCTAACTTGGTCAGTCTTGCCTCAATGCTCTGATTCAGCTGGTCAAGGGTATTTTTGTCGGGCTTAACTCCTCCTCCGACAATTGCATTCCTGATTTCTTCGGTTACCGCGTTATACCAGGGGGCTTTAGGAACCGTAGCGAGCTGTCCGCCCGTGCTCGACCCGTCTGTCGGATAACCTAAAGGCGCATCCTCCGCAAATTTTGGTTCGACCTGAACCACTCTAGCTCCGTATGCTCTGTCCATTTTCTTGTTCCTTAAAATCCCAATAACCAAAATAAAGTGTCGTGTGCGCCGGTGCGTACCGTCTGATCAGACACTCAATCACTGAGTCTCCCCACCAAGCTAAAGCCTCTTTTGTTTCCCCGGTTACCTCGTGCCACTGCAGTGTGTTGTTTGAACCTCCGATGACATTGACGCGCCACGTGTGCGGCCAAATGCCGTCAGCCAAAACATCGTTAACCCGGCTCATTACGCTGTAGCCACTGAATTCATCAATCACTATGAGGTAGCCGAACATCGCGGCCAAATCAATAAAGAATTGAGGCGTCTGACAACCTACCGTGGTCATTTTCCAAATCAACAGACGACGCAGCGTATTGATGTCTGTTGCTCCCCACAGCTTTAAGCACTCATCAGGCAGACCCCACTCTTCCAGCCATTGAGGGAATGTTTCAATGGCAAATCTCGGATCTGCCTCTGTAATGAGCGCGTTGGCTCTTGAGTCAATCCTTGCCAATTCAATTGCCCATACCTCAAACATCATGGCGTAAAGACTGGTTGAATCTCCTCTTGGCCAAACGGGACCAGGAGGCAGAAGCTCTTTGAGCATTCCTACATATTCGTTTGCCGTTACTGCCATGTGATCTCTCCTAATGTCAGCAACTCATTGTTACTGTCGGGAATCGGGTCGGAGGTTGGAGAGGCAACTGTATGATCTTCTTCACCCAATGCCGCACTAATAGCTGCTCGGATATGCGACAAGTAAATTCTTTGTCCGGGAACCCCTTCTCTGGCAAATAAGTCTTTGAGCTCTTGCTCTACTGCCTCGCGGACTTCAGCATCATCAGGAAGCAGTCCGACAATAACAATATTGACCGCCTTAATCTCCGGGGCTCTGACATAGAGGTGAGCCGTCACAGGACGCAGCTTATCGATATGTTCAAATACCTTATCCCGCATAGCTTTATCGGGGATGATCTCGGCCATGCCGTCACAGACAAATCGGACGGTAACCGTGCCCTCGCCTTCTTCTTTAGGAAATGCCCAAGCTCGGGTTACGCCCGGCACTTCTAAAGCCCACTGAACATAATCCGACTCCGTACCTCCGTGAGGCGTCTCCCTGACGCGAGAGAGGAGGCGCGCCCTAAGACTGTCGTCGGTTTCAGACTCGCTTCCGCCTCCAAGTTTGACAATCGTAACTTCGCTAAAAACACCCACGATCGGAGAAACCAGCGTCAGGACGTCCTCTTCCAGCTGATTACCGGAAGTTCCCTCGTTTAAGGCTTCAACTGGGGTCGTTCCATCCGAAGAGACAGGACCAACGGTCTTGTACTGAACTCCGTCATCAGACTGCAAAATCGTCCCTTCCAGAACATTGATGAGTTCTCCGGAAAAACGAAAAACAACCTCGCCGGAAGCTTTCGTAGCTTTCTTCCTGGCTAAACCGTAAATGGAGGCCCAGCGATCCAAATAGTCACTTTCTGCCGTATCAAAAAACTGCTGCCGATTTAAATACTCGATATAGCCGTACAGAGAGTGAGCAGCTCCGGCCAAAACTCTGTCAAAGACTCTCGCGTTGGAGCGCCTCATCTGCGGAACAGACAATCTGCTCTGAGTATCTCCGTCGAGTCTTTCTATGATTTCCTTTAGTGTCGGACGTTCAAAACTCATAATTTGCTCCACACATCGACAAATCGGGCGGTAAGTGTTTTTTGATCGGGACGAATAATCTCAATCAGTAAGTTAAGGCGATCCACTCCGTCCAGTTCAGCCCTCGCCGTCACTTCTTCGGCAATGCGGTCCTCAACCATCCAGCGCAGAGCTTCCTGAGCGTACTCTTCGGCCAAAGCAAGCGTTTCGGTAGTGAGAGTTGAGCGCATCAGCAGCCAGAGCCGCGAACCGAATTTATCTCCTTCCTCAGAGAAAGAATCCGCCCACCAGCCCATCTTGGATTCTGTCGGCCTCTCGTCATCGTCCTCGGCTCTTGCCCAAGAAAAAAGGCTGTTTACCACAGCCCTTGCTAAGTCATCCTTGGCAAAATCGGTCAGCGTCGCTTCCGCACCGTTTAAATAAAACTGCATAAATCCTCTACATTTTTTGATCCGGGGCAGAGCCTCCGCTATGTGTATGACTGTTGTACGTCATTCTCATGCCCGCCATGGAGTAGGAACCTCCTTTGTCCTTGATATCTCCTTTGGCTACGATATTGCCTCCGACCTCAAGATCGCCCGTGCACTTTGTCAAAGGAGCGTCTACTGTCACCGAGGCCGATGTTTTTACCGTTACCGGACTGGAAACACCTTCTACCCTGATTCCGTTTCGGGAGAGATAGACTTTCCTCCCCAAGTCATCAAAAACACAAACTTCTCCGCCCTTCAAATCAGTGGGACGGTAACGACGATCGGCAACAACCACCGCCAAAGTCTGATCCCGGTCTCCGCCCAAAGCCAGCCCAATTGCCTCAGCTCCGACATGAGGCTCGGAAGTAAAACCGTAGGGCTCAAAATGCTCTATCGGATCTCGTATATCACCTCCGAGAAGCTG